ATGGAAGCGATACTTCCGATTATCGTTCAAATCGTTACCGGCGTTCTCGGCGGCCAAGCGATCGGCGCGGTCTTGCAGCAGGTGGCGATGAGTCAGCTGACCAAGATTATCAGCGGTGCGGTCGGCGGTGTGGCTGGAGGAGCCCTTCTGAGTAGCCTCCTTGGGGGTGCTACGGGTGCCGATCCTGCTGCCACCGGGGCACTGGGCGGTCTCCTCACGGATGCGCTCGGCGGCGCGGGCGGTGGTGCGATTGTTACCGGGATCGTGGGTGCCGTAATGAAGGCGATGAACAAGTGATGCCATCATGGCGCTCTGGTTACGGTTCGCACAAGATAATCGGCGGCCGTTGACGCGAAGAGGTAACTTGCGCCGTTGGTCGCCTTTATCGCCTTATCCAGACGATGGTTCTCGGGCAACAGCCTGCTGTCCCTTCCGAAAACTATATCCGTGCGTAGCGATGGTGAAGTCCGCCTAGCACAGCATTAGCGACGATGGCGCCGTACCTCTCGATTGGCCTTCGGTTTGGAGCGTCCTTGTCAATTCCGAGATGAGTCCGCATCGCGTTGTAATATGCGGTGTATGCCTGTACTTGGCGACCGTGGTCTGCCCGATCTCAATGCCGAGCTTAAGTAGCTCACCATGGATCCGGGGCGCGCCCCAGAGCGGGTTGGCCAGACTGACATCGCGAATGAGCCGGCGTAGCTCGAGCGGTGTCTGCGGCCGGCCCTCGCGCGGCCCTGATCTCCTGCGCCAATAGGCCCGGAAGCCAGCGCGGTGCCAGCGGATCACCGTCTCCGGCTTGACGATCTTCAGAGCCTTGAGCACTCCCGGGGCCAGATGATAGAGCCCGGCAAACACCAGGCGGTCAACGTTGCTAAAGGCCATTCGCTTGGGAGGTTTTCGTCGCAGAACATTGAGCTGGTGTCGAAGCAAAAGGATTTCGGCTTCCAGCGAAGCCCGCGACCGAAATAGCCCAACCAAGGCGCACCAGAGCAGGCTGAAAATATCCCTCATCGGGCGGCAGCATCGTCCGATTCGGCTTCCTTTGTCAGCGGATCGGGTTTCCGACAGGGACAGGGCTTCGCTCGCACGCGCTTCGGGTATCTTCCGTATGGCATTGCCGTTGTCTCCTTCGTTGACGCCCTGTTGCGTCAGGCCCACCAATTCGCCTTCCAGAGAGGCGGTGGGGCCTTTCCTAGGTCGAGTTCGAAAGTTATCCACGGGCGTGTCTGCTCATATGCCATGGCCATTGTCCCATCCATATATATTTTTATTGATCTATAACAATATGTTATAGATTTCACTATTGAAAATGTCCCGTTCCGTGTCCCCCCCCCAAAGACGCGACTGAAAATGGTCATGAACCTCTCCGCTCCTCCGCCAGTCGGTGTTGCTCACAGCGGCCACCCGAAGATGACGGCGGCCACGAGATAGCACAGGAACGCGATGGTGCCACCAGCGCCCGCGAGCACAGCAATGTCCAGCGCGCGAGTCGGTCTCCAGCCCATGTTGAGCCTCCGCCCTGAATTTCGATGAATAAAAATCGAGTTATTATTCGATTTATTTGTGCCCGAGCGTGACGATCTCCCCGCGACCCAGGCAGAGAGCGCACACCACAGTCCGCGAGCCGCCGACGATCTTGCCTCCAGGCTTGCGCCTTGGGCATAGCGTCACGACTACGGTTGTCGATGAATTACAGCGCGGGCAGACGATCTGCTCGCTCTCATCGAGAGAGCGGCGGCGCCAGGGCTTCGGGCCGGTGCCCGATCCCGCGATAGACCTGAGATTGCCCCGCCCAGCCCGTTTCGACATGGCACGAGGGATTTTAGGCCGGTCACTCCTCCTCCTGCAAATCACGATCCGGCGCTTGCGTGAGCACGGAACCGGCAAGCTGCTTGATCTCGTCGTGCGTCAGCGAGCCAGGGTCTTTGAGCGCCCGCGCTGCAATCGCGGCGACTTCGACGCTGGTCTTTTCGTTACCGGCCATTATACCCATGCCCTTGCAAACGCTCCGCTCTCGCGGCGCTTCAATTCATCCAGCGTGTATTGCCGCCCCGAGCGATCGACAAAGCGGTCCATGCTGATCCCGCCGCGCCGGAACAGCGCGCCCCGCGTCGGGCCGAGAACCTCGTCCTGAAACCCGGCCGGCTGGCGCTTGAGCCATGCGTTGTAGGTGAGATCGCCCGGAACCTCGCCGTTCATGCTCGCCCTGGTCCCGGCGTCAAGCTCGTCCATGTCTATGCCCATCTCACGCCAGGACTTGAGCACCGGCACGATGGTCGAGCGGCAGCGAATGTGCGCGGGAGGGCGCGGTCCTTTGTCGATGGGGAACACCATGCCGTCCCGCGCGCGGCAAACGGGCGTCGTTCGACTGTCCAGGGTTGAGACCCACTTGACCGCTTTCACAAGGTCGTCGTTCTCCTCGTAGAGCATCTGGCGTGCGAAGGTGGACGTGTGGTTGATCGCCGTCCGCGCCATCGCCTCGGCCGACCGGCGCGAGATGTCGAGGATGCCGTCCTGGTACTGATTGGCCTTGGTGCCAGCAATGCGGCGCACAAGCTGATCGACGGTCTCGCCTTCGACGAAGCCGATCCTGATCGCGTCCCGCAGCCTGCCGTAGCGACCCGCCTCCATCTCCGATACCCACTCCTTCAACAGCCGCCCCTGGAACGGCCGCGACATCACGGCCGCGACGAGCTGCTCCCTGGCGGGTGTCACAAGGTCGAGCACCACTGGAACGGAGCGCTGAATGAGCCGCGCCTGGAACTGCGCCTCGTAGATGGCGAGGTCTTGCAAATCGCCTCGGATCGTCTTCTCCAGCGTGGCGTAGGCCACGCGATTGATCTCGCGGATCTCCTCCAGGAGCCGCTCAAGCCGCCTTGTGGTGAACTTGCCCGACGTGTCCCCACGCTTCCTGATCTGCGCCAGCAAGTCCGGGTCAACACGGTTGAGGAGCTTGATGAGCTTGCGGACGATGCCTGTCGAGAGCCGCTGCAATTCGACCTGGTGCCGGACGTTCAGGTCGAGCAGATCGTCATTGACGGCCATTTACCTGCCCTTTGCGGGATCGCGTCCGATCTTCACCTTCACGCCGGTCCCGATGCCAGCTCCGCGATGGTACAGGTCGAAGGAGAGAACTTGGCTGTCGCTGAGCCGCTGCAAGCGACCGTAGAAATGCGGCGTGATCCCGCCCTTGTAGCCGGGGTAGTAGGGCCGATGGAAGCGCATGAAGCCAGCCGCAGCCCAAATCCAGGCATAGCTCATGGCGTTCGCCGACTGATCGACGCAATCTTGCGTCCATGCAGTCATGTTCACGCCTTTCACGCGGTATGGTTCGAGCGCGTAGGCGGTGTTGAGCTTGTCCAGGTGCTTGCGAAATAGCACTTCCATCTGGACTGCCGCAGCTTCGAGGACCGCGACCTCCTCGGTCTCGTTCTTTGCCTCACGGCGGAACATCGCGCCAATCATGGCGTCGGTGTAGATCAGCGGCACGCGGAAGGCCCCGCCTGTTCCTGTCGCGACAATGGCCAGCCAGCCGCTTGCGCGATCCTCGTGACGCACATAGCCGGGGATGCGCTTGTCTTTCGACACCAGCACCGGCAGAGCGAATTTGTAGACGGGAAGCAGTGGCCCACCGCTCGCGCCCTTGATGGCATTGCTGCCATAAGTGGACGCGCCGTCGCGGGAAATGCCCGAGTCTTGTGGCCCCTTGTCCCGCAGAAAGCGCTCTAGGTTCTCGCGCAGATCGGTCATCGCTTGCGCCTACGTTTTCTTCTGCTCGGCCGCCGCTTCCAGCCGCCTGTTGCGTAGTACGCTCGGACCTGGCGGGCTGTGTAGACGCGGCCGGATGGCGAGCGATACCTGCCCCGGCGCCCTCGTTTGATCTTCACGAACGGCATGGTCTCGCTTATCCTGAGTGGCTTAGCTCGGCGGGGAGGAGCGAACCGATGGAAGGCACGGCTATTGCGCTGATTCTTGTTGCCTATTTCCTGCCCACGTTCATTGCCGGTGTCCGGCGTCACCACAATTTCGGGGCGATCTTCCTGTGCAATCTGCTTCTCGGCTGGACCGTTATCGGCTGGATTGCCGCGCTGATCTGGTCGGCGACGGCTAAACGACCTCAGCCCACGTGAGCCTGTTGAGGTTCTGCATCACCACATCGCCGATCATCGGGTAGGACGGACCTGGCCCGAAGGCCACGGTCATGCCCTGCAAGTCAACCTCGACCTTGCGAAGCTCAGCCGGAAGCTGCAAGCGGCAGAACGGCGGTTCAAGATCAAGGATTTCACAGTTGTACCCGTGCCACCGCACGACCTGAGACACCGCGAGCGTCGGCCTGACCGGCGATCCGAGAGCGCCAACAATCCGGCTGGCATTGCGCTTGGTCGCACGAGCACGCCAGCGCATTCCGTAGACGCCATCGGGAAGGCGCTCATAGACGATCCATGTCTCGTCGTTGAGCGTGCCCTTGTCTCCGGGCTGGAGCGTAATCACGCCTCGTCCTCTCCGCCGCCACCCTCGTCCTCTCCGGTGCGGGCGGCTCGCTCAAGGTCATCCTCGGCGATAAGCTCCTTCTCGGCGTCGAAGTCCCGATCCGTGTTCGTGAGACCACCCTTCATGAGGCGCTCGTACACAGTCCGCTTCGAGAGTGTGCCGTTCATCCACAGGCCCGAAAGCGACAGCGCATCGGACGGCGTCATGTCGCTGTCCACGAAGCTCGTGTTCGGCGTGACGATCACTTCCTTGGGATCGAGGCCCTTGAACATGGCGATGTACCGCAACGCCTTCTCCAGGCCAGCCGAGACGGTCATCGCCACAGACAAAAGCGTGGCAGTCTGCGCCGCCCACCTGAGCTTGAGCGCCTCGCCGCTCTCGGCCAGGTTCGATTGGTTGTCGAACAGCTTGGCCCCGGCCGTCACGGCCTTTTGGCGCTCGTCCTGAATGGCCTGCCGTGTAGTGGTGATGCCGACACCGCTCGGCCCAACGTACATCGCGGCGCTATTCTCCGGGAGAAGCACCGTCACGCCAGCACCGATCACTGTCGGAATCTTGTCGGCCTCGATGTCGCCGATGATGACGAACGTTTCTTGGCCGCTCATGTAGAGCTGGTGCCGGTAGTCGGCGTCGAGCCGGTACTCGGCGAAGGCCGCGCGAGCGACCTCAAGCAGCGGGATTTCGTCGATGTCCGGTGTGAGGTTCAGCGGTCCGATCACCACGAACGGAACCTCCGTCAGCGGCTTGGCGCCGACTGCCTGCGGCACGTTCGGCTCGCCGCTTGCCGAGAAGGCGTCGCCGAAGACGGTCTGCTGATACAGGCCGTTGGTCGCGACGTTGCGCTCAAGGATGCGCCACTGCTTGCGCTTGATCCACCAATAGCCCTGCTGGACGTTGCCCGCTTCATCGAGCACGAACAGGTCGCCCATGCTCGACCAGTTGATGATGCTCTCGGCGACGTAGGTCGTGAGGTACGGCTCTCCGGCCTGCCCTACCGCTGGCGCCTCGGCCAGGACGCCGAGACGGCCGGTGGTCAAGACCTCGCGCACGACGTAGCGATGCAGCGCTTCCAGGGTGAGGCCGTCAGCGGTCGCCGCCTCCCGGATATAGTCCATGCCGGTCGGCATCTCGAACTTGGGTGGAACGCGCGTGATGACGCCAAGCATTCCACGGATCGTCGGCTCCGTGAGCTCGGGGAACTGCGCTCGCAAGAGATAGGCCGAATAGGCGTCTGCGCCCTTGTCCACCATCATCGTAAAGCCGGATGGCATCGGGAGGTAGTGCTCGGCCTTCTCCTTCACGATGCTCGCGCCGGTCACGGCGTCGCGCATCTCGATCCAGTCGTTGTAATGCTGCTGATAGTCGGGGTGCTTGGCCTCGTAGGGAGCGCCAGCGCCAGCGCCGCCCGCATTGGCGTTGCGAACATCGGCGGTCGTGTTCGAGAGCGCGGCCGAACCTTGGGCGCTGAGCGGCAAACCTGTCTCGACCGGCTTTCCCCTTGCGCCAGTCCGTTTGCCTTTGCGAGCCATCAATAGGTTCCTTTTGGCGTGGCCCATCCGGTGTCGCCCTGGCCTCCGAGCATCAGCTCAGTAAGCGCCCACACGAGAGCGTCAGCGCGGTCCGGCGACTTCGGGCCTTCGTAGCCCGCCGTCGTGAAATTCGTCATCTGCTCCTCAAGAGCATCGAAGCGGCCGCAATGATGCACGCGCTTCTGGTCGTAGAGCGCCGCGACTGGCTCAGCGCGGACGTGCTTGCCGCGGCTGGCAGTCACCAGCTTGACCTTGGCGTTGCGGTCCTTGGTGCGGATCACGGCCGCAACCATGTCGCCGCCGAAGTTACGCTCGGCCACGATGATGTCGGCCTGCCAGCGATCCCGCATGAGCAGCGCCTTCTGCGCCCACTCCTCGGGCGAATACCAGCCCGACTGATCGTCCAGCACATAGGCGTGGTCGTCCATCGCCCGCTCTGCCGCGACCAGGCCGATTTCGTCCGAACGCTTGTCTTCCTGGCCCTCGCACCCTGACGGGTCGATGGCGATGCACACCCGCTTCGAGGATGGCTTCTCGTCCAGGTCAACGCGAAGCTGCTCAAGTAGCGCGAATGCCCACAGTGCGTTGCTGAGTTCTGCCACGTACTCGCCTGAGAAGAACCGGCGTCGCATCTTCTCGGGGTAGCCCATCAACTCCTTGAGATATTCCTCCGTCAGATTTTCCGCGTTATCGAGCGGATTGAGGAACATCGTCTGGTAGTTATTGGGGTCGATCAGAGGCCGGCGCGTGTCCGGGTCAACCTTGTCGAAGAAAAGCTGATACGTCCAATGGCCCTTGCCGACCGGATTCAGGTCGTAAAGCGCCTTCTGCACCAACTCGACCGGCTGGCCTGTTACCGGGTCTTTGCCTCTGAGAACTTCGGCCAAGCGCGTCAAAGCGACCATCGCCGACGATCTTGCGATTTGCGAGCACTCGTTGAAGAAGATGGTTGCGTATTCGTTGCCGAGAATCTTCTCGACTCTCTCCTGATCGTCGAGACCGCCGAACCAAATCTCGGCCGGCTCCTCCTTCTGAGCTGCCCACACGCGCACGAAACCGTCCTGCCAGTTCGGCCGCATCTTGACCGCGCACCGCCCGTCTGGCCCCCTGAAAAACAGCCGCAACATCTTCGGAAATGTCTGCCGCCACACCGAAGACTTCACTGCATTGAAGCGGTGACGCAGAATCGCGTGCCGGCCGCCAGCGCCCATGCGCTGCCCCTTAATCGCGCGCATCAAGATGTGACGGCAGATCAGCGTGGTCTTCGCAGAGCGCGACCCGCCGACCAAAAGCGTGTGGCGCTGATTGCCGCAAAGCAGTTCAACGGCACGCACTTGCGGCTCGTTGAGACCAAACGGGTTTTGGTGATGCGAAGCCCTTGCCTCAGCAATCAGCCGCTTAATGGCTTCGGGATCGCCGCGAACAAGCAGCTCGAGGTCTGAGAGTTCGCCTTCTGTCGTGGTGACGAGGCTTGGCGTCTCTGGCGTGACGAGCGCCGGTGCTTCGTTCTGAGGCCGTTTCGGGACCGGCGTCGGCTGTATGATCCGGTGTACGACGCCGCGTCGAGGCGGGATTGAGCGCCTGGGCCACTCTCGAATTACGCCTGTGTCGTCTTCTGCCCCGCCGCCTCCATCATGCGTTCGCATCGCACGGCATGAAATTGAGCACAACATCACCCGAATGATGCACGTTGCCGTCCACCTTCACCTTGTCCGCCGCGTTGATGCCGAGCAGTTTGTACCGCACTGCCTTCACCTTGAGCACGCCTTCTTGACAGGCGAGGTCGCCTTCTGCCGCCTGGGCGAAGATGGAGGATTCCAGCCGATCAAGGCTACTCAGTTCCATTTCGAGCAGTTGCTCTGCTGGCTCGCTGATGATGGACCTGATCCCCTCGTCCACGAGGCGATATGCCTCGGCAGGGTCGAGTTTCATCTCGGCGCCGATCTGAGCGTAGGTGTATTTCTGGATGCGATACTCCAGCGCCTCCGCGATACGGAGCGCCCGCTTGATCTTCTGCGCGGACGTGTGCGAGTTCGTCGGGCTTTTGCGCCGCCTCTTGGGCGGCTTACGGCGTGCGTCGCCGCGCAGCGGGCGTCCCGCCTTGTCGTACCCTGGCTTTGCCTTCTTGCCCTTCGGCACCGGCTTTGCTTGGGCCTCGCCCTGTGGCTTGTCCGTGTCGCCGGTCAT